GCCACTTTACTGAATCTTTGAATTCCTGTAAATGACCACCTAAGTTTATTTCTGTACAAAGATAATTAAATAAAGTTTCCGAAAACTCTTTACATCCACTTGCAAATGTTGCGTACAAGCTAGCAGTAATAGAATTTTTATTTGAGAAACTTTCACAGATTGAACCATCTCCATCAAAATATCCGCGTAAATAATGAATTAGCCAATTTTTAGGGATATGTGAAGGAAATTTTAATTTATCTGTTTTATTTGGAACTATGTTAAAGTTAAACTCTAGTGCATCGCGCATATGTGTGCTAGTAACTTCAAAACTACATCTATTATACTTATCAGTATTAATAGATATTGTGTGTGTAGACTGTAAAAATGTTTTTAGCTTTTCTAGATGATTAACATCATCATACTTTAGCATTACACGAATTCTATTTTTATTATCTACACATCCATCTGCTGCTAAAAAACCGGCCCAGTAACAGGATTCTTCTGTGTACTCGTCAAACCCGTTTTCATTTTCAATAACTGGTCTTTTTGTACCCCAGCTATTGGCTGCAATAAGTTTTTTTAATTTCCATTCAGGTATACCAAAATGTTCTGCCATTGCAGCTCTTGATATTCCCGTTTGTTTTATTTCCAAATAATTTGTATAATTGATTTCCATATAACCTATCTATGTTATAGATAGGAGAGATACTTGCCGTATTATACCTCCCCCAAAATTTTTGTGGCATAGGTGTAATTATAGCACCTTAACCATAAAGTTTCAAGAGTATTTTAGGTATCCCAGTCAACTTCCGTTCTGGAAGTTCTGTGAGTCTCTGAACCATTTGAAGGCATTCCTGCCGACTCTGGCTGCTGATTGACCTTAACTTAATATTAGGCGTTCCAGCAATTGAGCAAGTTATTTGTTCTAGTAATCACTTACTAGTGGGACCTTTATAGGTTAATCCCGAATGTAATAGCTTTAGCTGCTTGACGCATCGTTGAATACTGCTTTTTAACATCTTCAACTGCACAAGGCAAGTTAAAAACCATTTTAGCAATAGTTGAATGCAAGTCACCACCAGTGGAAAACACTGCTTGCAAGTTCTTATCGCCGCTTAATACAGCGGCATAGTATACCTCAGCAGTACGCAAGTCTTGTGAAACTATTTTATATCCAGCTGGAGCGACCAAGCATCCTTTAATAATTGGGTCGTCGCGAGGTATCTGTTGTGCATTAAATTTCCCACTTGAACTAAGACGCCCTGAAGTGGTAAAGATAAGATTAAAGTTTGTACGAATACGTCCATCACGATCTAGCTCCGGTAAAATCTTTGAAATATAAGTGTTTTGAATCTTGCCTAGCTGACGCACTTTTAGAATCGCCGCTGGCAGTGCATGCTCTTGGGACAACTCACCAAGCACTTCTGCATCGGTGGAAACTGCTCCGGTAGCAGTCTTTTTACCTGTTGGTGACAACCCCAAGTAATCAAAAAGCACAACACGAAGCTGCATAACTGAGTTAGGGTTAAAGATTTTTCCATTGTCGCGCTCATACTGCTTTACTGCTTCAAAACCATATACTAATTCTTTGGCTTTTTCAATTTCGTAATCCAAATACTTGCTTGCGGCTGCCATGCGTTCTTGCGACACTGGAATACCTACTTCTTCCATGTCCATTAGGAACAGTGTACCTGGAATTAGGATGTCCTGATACACTTTTAGAATTTTTTGATTCTTTTGTAGTAGCGGCCAAAACTTGTGGAATAGCTCAAAAGTAACGCCGGTGTCTTTAGCAGCATAATCTGCAATAACATCGTAAGGAATCAAGTCATAGGTAAAGTCATCTTGCAAGATGCCGTGACTATTGCAATACTCACGCTTAAACTCGTCTAGCGGAGTATCATAATCGCCGTAGTCAGTGTACTTTAGGGCTAGGGGCTTTAAGCCGTGTGACTCTGTTTCGTCTAGGCAATAGTGCATTACCATAGTGTCGTGTACGCGATTGCGTGGAAAGTCAATGCCAAGATGGTACTTGATCATCTTGTAGTCAAACTTCATGTTGTGAAATACTGTGTAAAAAGTGTTAGCAATCTTTTGCAGTAGCTGAACGCACTCTTCGTCTAAGCAGTCGGTTAGAATATACCGACCTTGTTTTGCTTTGTAAGTAAGTGACACGCCTAACACAAAACCATCACGAGGATAAAGTGCGGTAGTTTCTGTGTCCCAAGCAACATAACCTTGAGCATTGTCTAAGATTTCGCGAAGAAATCGCTTGGCTTCTTTGGTATCGTCAATGCCACAAAAGTCGCCCACAACTTCTGGTTTTACACTGCCTGATACATACTTGTGGATTTTGTCACAGGCACGTTGAAAGTCGGGTTTGCCTTCAGGTTTAAACGCCAACATTGAAGGGTTTGAAATGGCAATAAACTTGTCATTTACTAGCTGACCTGCCATGTTAGTTACTGAGGTAATTTTAGCGTACTCTTTGGCCGCTTCAGACCCTACTAGGATAACATAGTCGTAAGGTTCTAGGTCAACTTGTAGGTCAACATCTTTTTTCAGCAGTTTAGTAATTGGCACCGAACTCATGTGAAAATGATCGTACTCAAACTCAAAGTAATCACTATAACGTGTACGATTAGGTGCTTTGTCAATTAGGGCAATTTTCATCTTATTCCTTTGTAATACTTTATTATAGCGTATTTAAGCTAACAATTCAAGTCTATTTTGTTGTGTACTCTGCAATGCCGCGTACATCTTCACTATCAAGGTCGCCTGGGTCACAATCGTCTGGAAGGTTTACGATTTCTACAACGAAACCTTCTTCCTCGATAAGCGGTTTTAGCAAGTGTGCGGCTTTGCGTCCTGCTTCGTCACCGTCAAATAAGATATATACGTGTGTAATACCTTGTGCACGAAACGGTAAAAGCTTTTGTTTAGTATCATTTTGCAGGGTGTTTGTACCAAAACAGCATACCACATTTGTACAACCATTATCGTATAAGTTTAGCATATCAAACAAACCTTCTACCAAAATCATTGATTTATGACCTTGTGGAAGGTGTGCTGGATACAGTGGAATTTTAACACCACTGGGATAGTTTAAATACCTGGGATTGCCGTTTGATAGTGTATGACGTCCTACAAACACTACAGTTTTATCTGTAATATCCGATATAGGGAAGATGATACGATCTACAAGCTTCTCCTCCTTGTTGGTATAAAACGCACCAAAATATTTTAGTGTTTGTGGTGAGATACCACGGAAAGTTTTAGTCCAAGGAGTATATCCATTAGGCAAGTCCAGTTCTTGACCAAACGATTTTAATTGGGCAAGTTTTTCTTTTAGTGCTGCAATCTTCATGGGTACGTGGTTTGTGAAAACCCCGTAGTATTTGAAAAGATTGGTTTTAAACACACAAGCAAAGCAGTGTGCAACACCAGTTACACGATCAACTCGGAAACTGGGGTTTGAGTCAGGATGTTCGGGATTTAAACAACCTATAAGGTAGTCGCGGCCCGATACTGAGTAGGCTAGGTTAGCTTTTTGAATTAGTTCTAGTACTGGGTCACTCATTATGTGTTCCAAGGTAAGTCTGCTGGTTCTGGCGGAGTTGTTGTTTCTTTGTCTTTTTTGCCTGCTTTTTTAACAGCAGGATCTTTTGCGCCTGGGCGATCAATTGATTGTGGACTAATGCGAAGTGTGTCCCAATCAATAGGACAAGTAAACGCCATTTCTTTGCCGCCACGAATTTTAGTGGTTTCAAAGGTAATAGCGTTGGTTTCTTTTTCATGGGCTTCCATTGTTAGCGCAATGTCGGCTGCGTCCAAAATACCTTTGGCAAATCGGGCTTCACCGTTTGCATCAATTTGGTAAGGTGATACCATAACAATCTCGTACTTACGCGCCAGGTTCTTTAGCTTCTTTGAAACTTCAATTTGAGGCTTCCAGTCATACTGGTCCGAACCCTCTAGGACAATTTGGTTTAGGTAGTCAACTACTACCAGTTTCAATTTATCGCCAAATCGTGCCTTGGCTTTGCCAATGTGAAGGTCGATACTGCTTAGGGTCAGTTCACGGTCGTCTACAATAATCATTTGATTATCGGGTTTTAGCGTGTGTTCGCGTACTAGAGTTTCTTCAAATTTGTAGCGATCACGATGACGCAAGAACTGTGATACTTTATCTTCGGCATCCACAAACATATCAGCACGCACTTTGACTACACGCAATACTTCGTCATCTGTTAGTTTATTTTGTTTGAGACTTTGTAGATTAACATTAGCTAAAATACTAAGGTTACGCTCCATTGTTTCAATAGCAGTCATTTCGATAGAAAAATAAATGCTGCTGTTGCCAGATTCATACTGATTAACAAATAAGTTAGAGCTGCTGATAGACTTCCCTGACCCTCGTTTGCCGCCAATAAGTATAAGCTCCTGGCGAGCAACACCGCCCAACATACTATCAAAACTGTTGTTAAGTCCAAGGTAAACACGTTCTTTTTCCACATCATTAGGGTGGCGAAACATTAACATATCCGCCATTGTATACACCTTTTCACTGGTGTGAGTTTTTTCTTCGATTGTTAGCGCAATATTGGCTAAGTTGTCTTTTATTTCATTCGTGTCGTAAAGCGGTAATTTGTCTACAAATTTATCTAGTAATTTTACTGTTTCATTTTGGGTAAACTGATCAATTAACGCATCTAAAGCTATTTCAGCGGAAACATCTGGGACTTCTGTTAGTTTTAACGTAGCCAATGTTTTAGATGCTGGACCTTCTCTTAAAGTTAATTCAAGATCATCAAATGACGGAATAGCACTATATTTTTCATAGTGCTTATTGATAATACTGTAAATGGAGCTATATGCCGGATCCAAAAACACTAATTTCAGTTTTGCCCATATATCTAAGTTGCGCTCAGTTAGCAGTTTATTTAATATTACGGCACTTACATCCATATTAACTTTCTGTGGCTAACTTCCACCCTTTATGAGACTTCCTTTTACCATGAAGTACTGAACTAAGATTAGCAATCTGCAAATTATTTAAATTAGCAAAACTAGACAAAGAACCTTGTATTTCAACAATTTGACCAGTAGGAGAAATTAATTTTGGATAGTTATCTAAGTTTGATTTAAATCTATGTTTATCAGTAAGATTCAATAATTTTCTCTTAATTCTATACTCTTTATTTTCTACCATAATAGAATATTCTAAAGGATACTCTATTGACAGCCATATATGGCTTTTACCAGCCGAAATATCTCTAACTACAGGTAAAGTTACTTTTGTATTTTCTGATATTTGAAGCAGAGTCATATCTTTAGAATAAGCTAAATGTTTTAATACTTCATAAATTTGTAAATTAGTATGTTTTGAATTTACATTTAATTCACCATATAGTATATCTTCTCCGCCATATGTTGTATTAAGACCTTCAGTTACTGAATTAAATTTATTAATAAACTCTATTTCTAGTTCTTTTTGTTTTGCTAAATCTGGTTCATTAATAATGATTTCTAAAAAAGGCAACCCATGCTCTTTATATGCATTTATTAATTTTTTTGATGATTTTTCTAGTTTTATATCTGATATATGTGCAGTAAATCTATGTTCTATATTTGAACTTCTACCAATATAGACTTTATCACCAAAAGTAAGTTTATAAACACCAGAGGTCATTTTGCTACCTTATCTTCATTATCTATAATAACGGAGTCTAATATTTCCGTAATTTTATATAGAATTTCTTCTCTTAACTTTTTTATATTAGTATTATACGTACTATTTTTTTCAAAAAGTAAACTTAATTGCTCATGAGTTATTATTTGCTGAATACCAAAATATATAAAATCATGTGCATTAGTACTATCAGGCATTACATCTACATTTGCAGATTTACCATAATTATGTATGGCTTGGCGTACCACTTCTTCTTTAGTAAAAGACTCAGTATCATTGTATGTTATAGTTATGTGCATATACTTCTACATTATCAATTAATTAACAATAAAAGCAGGTAAGCTAAATACTTACCTGCTTTTTAATTTGCTACCTAATAATTAAGCAGCTGCTTTGGCTTCTGCTTTGGCTTTTTTCTGAGCGCCATCATAGTCTGCGACCTTGATACCACGACGAGTAAGCAAAGTGCGTAGACCGCGAGGAGTCTTATCAACTGCAGCTGCAATTTCGTCAACAGTCATGCCATGAATGGCAGCACCAAGTGCGGTAACTGGGTCAATGGTTTCTTTAGCGTGAGATTGCTTTTGAGCTGGAATCTTGCTGATTTGACCTTTACGAGTCAAGCTAAGTGCTTTACCGCGAACAGAAGCAACAGTCTTGTTCAACTTAACTGCGATTTCTTCAATGAAACTACCTGACTCAGCCATCTTAACAAAAGTGTTTTCTTCTGCTTCGGTATAAGTGCGCTGAACCTCAACTTTTTCTGCTGGCTTAACCGAGCCAGTCAATTCTAGAGCAAGCAACTTACCTTGAATTTGCTTTGCCGAGAACTTGCCCGACATAAACTGTTCAGCAATTTCTTTGTAAGTCAACGCGCCAGCATTGCTTTCAACGAAATCTGCAAGGTCTGCGCCTTCTTCAGCGGTAAATGCGCTGGTTTTTTCTTTTGCTAGAGAAGCAACTTCACGGTCTAATTGACGTAGCTTGCTGGCAACTGATCGGGTTGTGTAGCCAAGGGCTTCAGCAGCTTGTTCAACAGCGTCAACGCTAACAGTACCGTGTTGTCCTACGATAGCGATTAGTTGGTCAACGTTTTCATCGGACCATTTTTTAGTGGCTTTTTCAGTCATGTTTCTTTTCTTCTTTCAAAAAACTATTTAAGTTTGTTATAATTGGGATGCCGAGTGATTCGGCTTTAGTGCGTTTTGAACTACCTTTATCTTCTTCGTCAACTAAGTAGTCAGTGGTTTTTGTTACTGACTCTACTGCTTTGTAACCCGCAGCTTCCAGCGCTTGATGTGCTTCTGCCTTGTTTTTGAATGAAGATAGCTTTCCAGTAATACAAACAGTCTTAGAATTATTATTACTGTTTGTGCTAGAAGCTTTTTGTGATTGAAATGAGAATGGTAGAAATTCTCTCATTTCGGGAAAATCAGTTTGCAACCAAGTCAACAAATTTTCCGTTACTTTAGCGCCTAAACCTGCTTGTTTGCAAGTTTCTGCTGTAATCTCGTCAATATGTGTGACTATGCTGCAAATCTTGGTACTAGCTGTGTTACCAACCAGTGGAATTGAAAAAGAAGCTAGGACTGTTGCCAAATCTGCTGTTTTTGCCTTTTCAATCTCTTGAATTAGCTTTGTTGCTACGGTCTTGCTAGACAAATCACTTGCTACCTGATCTACATCTAAGTAAAATAGCTCAGTAATATCTGCCAGCCCTAGTTTCTCAATTGTTTTTGCACCCATGCCTTTGATCGACAACACCTTGCAAAAGTTTTCAACTTTTTTGGAAAGTTGAGCACCACAAGCTGTGTTTCTGCAAAACAACTGATCGTTGACAAGTTGTAGTGGGTAGTCACAGCAAGGGCAAGTTGTGGGAATTGTGATCTTCATGTTGTTTTTTCGCTTTGAAGGATATATTATACTAGAAAGAACAGGCTACAGCAAGTGTATTTTTTGTTTGCCGTAGCCTTTATATCAATATAAATGTTTTATACTTTTTTGTACGACCTGATACTAGGTCTGATAGTCTTCGATGGTCTATGCCTGTTAGCCTCTCACCCTCAGCGCACGTATTGAATGTATACCAAGTATCTGTTGAAGTATCTATTATAGTTTTTTCTCTTATTCGTTGAGTATTTTTTTCCGAATATTTTGCTATAGCTTT